ACATTTGCAACTAGTATTTTATTATTTGCATCAGCAGTTGCTTGAGCTAAGATTGGAAAAGGTTTACTTTTATTTAGAATATTATTAGCCCAATTTCTATCAGCATCATTATTATCTACACCTTTAACAGGAGCAACAACACCAGAAACTACATTAGTTAATGTTCTTCTAGTCCAATTATTTAATTTATAATTATATATTAATGCTTCAGTACAATTAGTAGTAGAAGAACTTGTAGGATAACAAACCCATACTTCATCATTAGCTTGATCTCTTAATGTAAATAATGAATCCGCTGCTTCAGCTCTATAATTTTTATAGAAATCATCTCTTACTCTTGCATCAGAAATAGATGTTATATTTCCTGGATTTCCTGAAAATAAATAAATATCATTACTACCTACAACTAAATGTCTACCATCAAACTCTACAACACCATCAGTTGTTTGACAACCATACTGTGAAGTAACTGGTGCAAACGAAACAGGTGCAAGAGAATTTCCTGTTAATCTCATAGCATGAATTGATGTAGTAGTATAGATATATAAGTTACCTTGTAATCCAACTAAGTCTTTAATAGTAGATGTATCTGATAAAGTAAACTCATCAGCAGTATTAGCGCCACCTGCAAATGGATTCCAATTTTGTGGTAAAGAACCAGGAGCAGCAACATCAGAAGTTCTTACAACTCCTGTAAGATTTCTTATTGTTTTATATACGCCACCTGTTTGTACAGTATCAGTTTCTTTTAAATTACCTGCAACTAATATATTATTAAAACTTCTTACAACACCTGCTGTTGTTTTAACAGGATTTCTAGAAACTACATGAGCAGTTATTACATCATTTGTTTTAAAAGGTGCTTCATAAGGAGAGCTACCATGCTTAGCTAAATTTATTATTGTAGTTCCTTTACCACCTGCTTTAGAATTCCAAACACAAAAGCTAAAAGTATTTGCATTTCCAACAATAGGTCTAGTATTATTATCAGGTTTTACACCAGGAACAAAGTCAACAGCTCCTAAAGTTCCACTACCTTGACTATTAGCACTACCATCATCTTTAGTTGCAGCGACTAAAGCTACACCAGTAGTTGATTCTCCTGGAGTTTGTTTAGTTACATGCAAATAAGAAGTTGACCAATCTACTAATACACCTAAATCAAATAAACCTGCATCTGTAATAGTAGTAGGTGATGATTCTCCATATTGAGTTTTATAAGTAACCTCTAATACTTTAGGTGCAGCATTATACGAATCCCATCCAGGTAATTTATCCAGCTCCATTAAAGCTGTTATACCTGTAGTATTAGTAACATCATCTAAAATATAATAAGGTTCATCTACACCATTATTTAATATTAAACAAAAGCCACCTTGGAAATCTGTAGATTGCCAATAGCCTGTAGATTGAAATCCATAAAGTAAAGCGGCAGGTGTAATATCTTTTTCAGTTGCACCAAGTGGATCTCTAACAATAACTCTGTCATATGTGTTTCCACTATTTTTACATTCAATAACATAAACATAATATTCTTTATTTGGATTAGCCCAGTATGTTACAAACTTAACTTTTCCTTTAGTACAATTTGCATTATCATGTGTAAAGGTAGGATTTAAATTACCACTAAAAAGATCTGTTTCGCCTTTTATTTTCCATGCAGCCATATCTCTAAATCGAATATTCTTTGCATCAGTAAATATATTAGGAGCTAATCCAACTGTTGGTGGATCTTTAACTACACCAAATTCAGGTAAGTTAGTAATTGGTATAATCTTACTCGCCATTTAATTCTCCATTAAGCACATTCCTTTTGACCACTTTGTGGATCTATAAAACAAGCTTCAACTTGCTCCTCTTCTTTAACTGTCTCAGTCTCATCTGAGTTGTTCTCTTCTTTTTCCACGGTCTGGAGTACTCCAAATCTTTTACCGCTAAGCCTAAACGTAGTACATCCTTTCGCCCCACCCTTCCAGGCATCAACATAAACTTGTTTGAAATCTTCATATGTAACGTCATCACCTACATTGCAAGTTTTTGAACACGCACTATCTATATAATTTTGTGCGAGTAATAATACAGCTAAGTGTTCTTTAACATTTATATCATTAGCTGATCGTCCTTCTACTCCTTTTTCATAGGCATAATCTTTTACTCTCTCGGTCTTCGGACCATCAAAAGTTTGAATAGTTCTATCATAATAATGATTAAATACAGGTTCAATTCCTCCGCTTACGTTATCAGCAACTAAACTAATAGTACCAGTAGGTGCTATAGAAGTTAAGTGACTATTACGAATTCCATGTTCTCTAATTAACTTTTTAACAGAAGCTGGTAAGCCTCTAATAAAATTAGATTTTAAATAATCTTCTCTATATAATGGGAAAGGTCCTTTTTCTTTTGCTACTAAAGCTGATGCTTTGTAACAGGTATCTCTTAAACATGCAAATACTTTTTCAGCCCATGTCATAAATTCTTCAGAGGCATATGGGAAACCCATTATTTCTCCAGCATTTGCTAAGCCAGTTACACCTAAACCCATTCTTCTTTTATCTTTAGCTTCATCTGCTTGCTGCTTAAGTGGATAGATGGTTCTATCAATAACATTATCCATTGCCCTCACGACATGATGTATATCTTCTTTAAACTGAGGAAAGTTAAATGTATTTACACTTTCCCTATTAACCATCTTCTCTTCAACATACTTAGTTAAATTAAATGAACCTAATAAGCACGCGCCATACGGTGGTAGGGGTTGTTCTCCACACGGATTTGTAGCAAATATATCTTCACAGTAGTAAAGATTATTCATCTCGGCTATACGATCAATAAACAAAACACCAGGCTCAGCCCAGTCCCAAGTGCTATCCATGATTTTATCCCAAAGCTCTCTTGCGCATATGGTCTTGTATGGTCTTCCTTCGAATTCCAATGTAAAGCTGCTATCCAAATCATTTGTCAAAGCCTCCATAAATTTATCAGTTACACCAACACTAACGTTAAAACCAGTAAGACGATCAGAATTACGTTTAGCCATAACGAATTCTTCAATATCCGGGTGGTCGACCCTGAGGACACCCATCTGCGCCCCACGTCTGTGTCCTGAGCTAGCGATGGTTTGACACACAGCATCAAAGATACCCATGAAGGAAACAGGACCGCTAGCCTGGCTATCGAGTGATTTAATTTTGTCGCCTCTTGGTCGGATGCGACTAAAGTCATAACCAATCCCACCCCCTCTACGCATTGTTTCAGCAGCTTCACTGGCTTTCTCCATTATACTATTCATGTTATCCTCGATTACTCCTGACACGAAACAGTTATATGCAGTGGTAATCCTATTAGATCCTATAGCAGATTGTACTCTACCTGCTGGTAAGAATCTCATATTGCCTAATATACTTTCTAGTTCATATCGATGTTCTATTCCATCTGATAGTGCTCTGGCTATTCTTTTAATCTTTTGATCAAAGCTTTCGTCTTTCTGACGATATTTCATTTCATCTATTTCTTGTGAGATAGATGCTTCTGGTCCTTTAAATTCTTGGTTATGTAACATATTTACCCCCTTTAAGCGTATGTTATAGGGGACGTTCAATTATTCTGGATACTTAGCTAATGGACCTTTATTTGCTAACCATACTTGATGCTCTGGTGAACCTATATATTCTGAGTTTGCTATTTGACTTGGTGCAAATATCCCACCTAAAGCAGCTACCCAAGGATTTGCAAATAAAGGATTAAGTTTATTTAGTTTCATTAAGTTAGCTTTAGTAAATCCTTTTATATTTTCCATTGCTGCAGGATATTTTGTTGCTAAATAACCAGCTGCTTGCTCACCTAATCCTACAGGTTTAGCAAACATAGCACCACCCATTCTATTTGTAGCTTTCATTATATTATCATTAACAGCAGAAATTCTAGGTCCCCATCCTTTAACAGCTTGTTGCTTTGGTTTTCCTATTGCGTCAAGCTCAGCTTTTAAAGCCTTAAGTTGTGCTTCTCTTAGTTTATCTGCCTGTATACTTTTTTCCATTTTTAATAATTGTTTTAATGGAGGATTCTTTTTAGAATTTTTTATAGCTCTTTCAAGATTTGCAGCATCCTTTTTCATTTTTAAAAAGTCTTCTTCTGTTTCAAAATCACCAAAATCCAAATTATTTCTTAGTATCATTAACTTTTTTCCACGTGGGCTATCCCATGTCTCTTCATCAAAGTTAAGAACGGTTTGAAAACCTCTATCACCACTCCAACCTCTAGGCCATTTATCACTCATATTATTTCTCCCATATTTATTTATCCTCTGATAGAGGACCTCCTTTTAATTTTTTAAGTATCTTTGCTCTATACTGATCCATTGTTTGTAAATGAGAATGAGCAGGATTATTTGGATCAGGATGCCAAGGTTTAAATGCACCTACTATTCCTTTACTCCAATCACCTCCAGGCATAACACTATCATAAACTCCAAGACCTACCCCAGCAGGTCCTGCAACTTTAAGTGCACCTTTGCCTGCAGTTTTAACAGCTTCTTTTGTAGCGTCTGCTAATGGACCTACAAGAGGTTTTAAAGTTTGTCCCCAAGCTATTTTAGGTTTAATAGTATCTTTTAAGCGTCCTGTAAAATATCCTTCTTTAAATAATACATTCTTTTCAGCTAGCTTTTCTAAAGTTGTTTTACCAGCTTTTATATCAGCTATATCATTATCTAGTTGTTTAAAAGCATCTGCTATAGACATTTGTAAATAAGGTCTACCATAGCCTCCTACAACTCCTCCTTTAAAAGGCTGACCCATTTTTACTTTATCTAAGTTAGTATGATGTTGTACAATCACTCTTCGCATAGCTTCTCTAAAATCATCTAGATTTGTTTTAGCTTTTAAAATTTTACCTGGATTACCAGATTTAAAATCAAAAGGTCCACCAAACGGATTACGCCTATATCCTTGTGCTTTTTCAGGGAATGGTGACCACCATGCCCCAAGCTTATCTTTACCAACAAATAAAGGCTCGCCTCGGTATATAGGAAATTCCATATTACTTCTCCTTCATTTTTCCAATTTTATCTACTAAAACTGATAACTGTGATTCAAGAGCTTTCTCTTCAGGTCTCTTCTTACGTGCACCTAAGTAGCCAGCAAGTAACCATAGCACTCCAACAACAACTGCAATACCAATCATGTGTTGCATAAAGTTTGCAATAGCGAAAGACATTAGTTCGTAAAACGAATTTATCTGTCCATCTTCACCGCCATAGTCGGCAGCACTTAAAGGTGCGTCATCCACTGCTATGCTTCCAGCCAGGGCACCACCCGCAGTCACACCTGCAACTATCACAGGACTGCTTGTAACTAGACTTGCAACAGCTGCAGCGCCCGACGCGCCAGCACCTGTAACAATATCTGAAAAATCCGTACGGCAACCCGCTAATAATAACATAAGCAGTATTGAATACCTCATAAAGTTTTCTCCTTATCATCTTTTCTCCTCTCTTTAAATTTACATTTCTCTCTCATAGTTAATTGCGGTTGAAACTTCCATCTTACATTAGAGTCATTACAATTATTTATAAACATCATCAATGCTTTAAACGCAAATCCCTGGAATATTAATTTGTTATTGTTATAAAATTTTCCTCGATCTTTATTTATTTCTAATTTATATTGTTTATGTGCATATTTCAAAGTATCTCTCGCTGAACTAGCATCCATAAAGTCCCTACGATGGACCCTACAAATACGATTGCAAGTAAAACGATTCCTACTACTTGAAGAAGGTTTCTACGCAGCTCAGCTTGTTTATATAAGGTTTCTTGTCTTTGCTTCCGTATTTTAACTTGCATCTTTAAAAGATCTTGCCATGCGTTTGGACCATGTGTTAAGTTAATCCAGTTACGTAATTCTTCTTCCATAGCTTCTGCTTTCTTTTTAGCAGCAAAAGCATCCATAGCTTCTTGTTCCACACTACTACCTGCAAATAATTTTTTAAATACCGGTGGATTACTTGCCATCTTAGCTGATTGATTTACATCAGAGACTGCACCCATCCATCGTCCTATGTCGCCGTACATTGACTCGACATCTTTTCCCATCTGGAAGCCCTTCTTAATTAACGTGAAGGCGCTTGAGGCCGCCGCGAGGGCCGTTACAGGATCCATATATTATACCTCTCTAGTCTTTCTTCCTCGGTATACAATATGCTTTCACATATATTTTGTCCCCTGCCACTCTTTGATTGTGATTTTGTTGTGCAACTTTTTTAGAATACTCTAAGCAAGTATCTAAGTCATTAAAATATACGGGCTCTTGCTCTTTACTTGCTAAGAATACAATTAAAACCCATAACATTATTTCATCCAACTAGAAGCTAGATTACTTACAACTCCTATTGAACCTGCTAAACCCATCATTAACCAGAATGCACCTCTCCAACGATTAGCTGTAGCTTTTAAATCTTTAACGCTATTATTTAATTCCCTCATATCTTCTTGCATAGCTTCCACTCGTTCTTCCAACCGAGCTAATGCTACTTCTAGTTTTTGTTCTTGTGACATTTTAGTCTCCGTTGAAAGTTTCATTTATGCTACTTGCATTACTGAAAAATAAGTATCAGCAGCTCTCCATTGACCAGCCCACCAATTTCCTTGTGCTTGTAACCATATTTTATTTCCTACCGCTAAATCTATTATCATAGCAGTTGAGGCAGTATTAGTAGTAACTGTACCATCAGGCCAACCACCAGAACCTTGAAGTGTTCCTGCTATTGCAGTTCCACCATTAGCTGCATTACCTGTAGTATTCTTTACATAACGTATATAACCTAAACCAAGATCTCCAGCTGTACTTGTTTCCATTCTTAATCCAGCAGAAAAGAAATATTTTCCAGCTATTGGGCAAGTAAATACTCCAGCATTATTTTGGTCAGTTCCTTCTTGAATATTAAAAGCATTATTAGTATCTATTACTTCAAGATTAAATTCTACACCCTCCCAAACACTAGCAGCAAATCCACCATTAGGAACATCACTCGATGCATAAACACATACTGGTCCTACAAATTTACTTCTATCTATAGCTGCACTAGCATTAATATCTGCATTAACAATATCTAATGAAGCAAGTTTAGATTTAGCTATCGCAGCACTTGCATTTATTTGTGTATTAGTTAGAGTACCATCAGTGACTCCGAGAGCTTTTAGTTTTGTGATAGCCATTTAATTCTCCCTACTTAGGTGTATTTTTTTCTGCTTCCTCATTTACTTCTTTAGCTGTTTTAACTACTTTTAAAGTAAACGCTTGTTCAACTTGTTTGTCTTCACCTGTTGCTATTGCTATTCCATTAGCATTACAATGTGCCATATTAGCCGCAATGATTTCATCTTTAGCAATCCTTGCTCTATTTTTAAGGGCATTATCTACCCAATCTTGTGTTGATAAAGCCGCATAAGTCATTGCTTTATCTTCTGTATCTGTAAGTTTAACAGTATAATCTGCCATTTAATTCTCCTTATATTATCCTATTAAAAACCCTTCAAATCTTCCGTGTTGAGTTGCTCCACCATACCAAGTTCCAGCTCTGCTTCTTACACTTAATGTGTCACTTGCCGCCATATTTAATAACAAAGGCATCTGAAACATTTGGTGTGCATTTGTTGTATCTTGATATTGATAACAATGAGCTATATAAGTACTATTATGATAATAAGACCAATATAGATATCCAGTAGCATTATTATTATGGGTCATAATATTTGCTGAAAAATAATATTTGCCAGCTACTGGTGCTGTAAAAACTCCTGTTGAATTATTATAATTATTCCCAATATCAAAAGCCTCTGAATTGAAAACAATATTTGCATCATTTGTGCTATGATTACCACCACTGAAACCAACACTAAAGCAAGGTTGATTTGGTTTATTTACTAACCCATTACTATTAATTTGCACACCATGATTTCCACCAGCTTTGATATACATTTGATTATCAGTATGATTGTATTCTATTGCACCATTAGGTGTAGCAGAAGTATTGGAGTAACGATTAAGATTTAAAATAGAATAATCATCATCTCCACCAACAATTGTAATACCTCTATTACCATCTGTTCCACCGACTACTAATTCATCTGCATGAACATTATAACTAGCAGGATTTGAAATTCCTATACCTACACTATCATTTCCACCATCAACAAATAACATATTGGCATTGCCATTACTTTCAACTCTAAAATCTACATCAGAGCTATCTTCATTAAAGACTGCTCCACCTTTTGCTGATAAAGCACTAGGTAAAGTAACTCCACCACCATCAGCAATAGTAAGAGCAGCATCTCCATCTGTGTATTGTATATTTTGTACTTTTAAAATAGATGACATTTTCTAATCCTATTTTGTTTTATTTTCTTTTGTTTCTGTTTTATCTGGTTTATTATTTCCATCTTTTTCTTTTTGAATTTTAGGTTCTTCTGCCATTATTATCTCCTATCCGATTTGTGCTACTGAAAAGTTAGTATAATTACCATTGTGAATGTATATTTGAATACCTGCACTACCACTAAAAATAGGTTCTACCCATTGACCAGCAGTTAAATAAACAAGTGCAGAACAGTTGAGTGTCTCCCAAGACCAACTAGAAACAGCAGTTGCATTTACAATCTCTCTGTAGGCTTCACAAATATGGTTATTAGATAAACCAGTACTATCATTTTTTCTTATCGCCATATAACCCCAATTAGTACCACTATTAGGAATTGCTATTCCCATAATAGTTTGAAAGCTACAATAGTAAAACCCTCCTGGTTGTCCAGTTGGTATTGTAAATCTTGAAGTGCTACTATCAAAATAGCTTTTATTATTTACTGAATGAGAATTTCCATAACTACTGTCAAGACCAGTAACAACATACATATTAGTTCCACTAATAGTTTGAAGTTGGTTAGTGCTATTTTTAGTTGCTGAAACACAAGGTGTTTGTGGTCTTGAAACAAATCCAGTACCATTAACCTGTAAAAAATTACTTGCACTAGTATGGTCACGAATATCTAATGCTCTATCAGTAACAGTTGAACCAGCACTTACTTTTAATCCAAATGACCTATCATCTGTTGATTCATTATTCCGAACTTCCATTACCCAATCATTATCAACTACTCCATCAGCTGCAGACACAGTAAGTTTGTTACTAAGTGTAGAAGCTCCAGTAACAGCTAAAGCATTAGCTACAGTAGTTGTAGCATCAGTTACTGTTACTCTATCAGTATTAGCAGTTTTTAATTTAACTTGATCGTTTACTAAGAGATCGACTCCAGAGTCTTGATCTCCGCTTGAATTCATTATTTTATCTGCGTGTATTGTACTTGTCATCCTGCAATCTCTATAGCTGTTAAGTTAGAAGTAGCAATATCATCATATACTTGCCCACCTCTAGACATGTTTGTATTAATCCAGGTTTGGACTGCTGAATTATATCCAGTCATTTGTATTTTATAAGTTAATGCTGATGTACTACTAGGAGAATCTAAATAGTGCCAACTTGTAGTTCCTGACATATTTTGATCGGTAGACATAGGTGAAGCAAAAAAGTTAACTGATTTTCTACTACCATCACTTCCTCCTCCTATATGTGTACCATTTCTTAAACATCTAAAAGATCTACCAGTTGCATCATCACTACATGATAACGATATATTACATAATAATAATATTTTACTACCAGTTGATTTAGGAGTTATTGTTACAGTTAATCCACTTATATCAGAAAAACTATTACTACTTTGATTAGATGATGAATCTGTTTTACACGCACTTACTGCATTAATAAACATTCCAGGAGCAGTTAAAGATCCTGTATCAGCTCCTGATATTTTACTACCAGTAGGTACTGTACTACTACCAGATATAGTTGGGCCACCAGCTAATGTTGCTCCTGGTGTAGAAGTTAAAGTACCTGCTACATTTAAAGTTTGTCCACTAGGAATTGAAATAGTTGTACTAGTATTTCCTCGCATTTCATCTACAAATATCTTACTCATTATATCACCGTAAATGTACCATTGACAGTTATGGTCACTCCATTATTAATTGTTACTGGTCCTATTACACTACCATTTTCACCTGATGCTATTGTCTGGCTAGTCGCTAGTGTATTAGTATTTATTCTAATTGGTGTAGCACCTCTAGCTAACTGTGAGCTTAACTTAGCTGCTGTAACTGTACCATCAGCTGGTGTAGTTAAAGATCCTGTTTCGCCTAGTATTATTATATAATCTATTACATCACTACTTGTAAGTGCAGAAGCAAATACAATATTACTACCATTTAAAGTGTAAGCATCAATAGGTGCTTGTGTTACTCCATTTAAACTTACAATCATTGATTCGGCACTAGCTGGAGTATAAGCTACACCTGCACGTTGCAAGGCAAAAGTTGCTGTAGCTGACGTAGTAATACTGTCTAGCTTTATAAACTCTCCTTGTATTGGTGTCTTACCTATATACGGCATATTGTTCTCCTTATAATTTATCCATCTCTGCTTTTATTTGTGTCCATGTAACACCAAACTTACTTGGGTCATCGGTGTAAACAGCACCACCACTATCATCAGCACCAGTAACTTTTTTAAAACCAGCTTTAAATTCTGTTTCATTTGTAGGATCAACACCTTCAAATTTCCAATCTGTTATTTTTAAAACTTCTAATGCTTTATAAAAATTATTTATACTTGATTTATCACTCATGCAGCAATCTCCATAATTACTATACTGCTTGTACCACCAGCATTAGCTAATCCATGAGTACTATGTCTACCTCTATTAATATACATAGTACTTTGATTAAACATTCTAACTCTATATTGATTTGTTACTCCAGCAGCTAAATTTGGACTATCTACAAATGAACCACTTCTATGAAATACATCAAAATCATTACCATAAGTAGCACCTCTACTTGGAGAAAAAGGAACATCAGTACAATATAATTTTCCATTTGTAGGTGCACCAGCTGTATTTCTTGTTAAGTTACTATTACCACCAACATATGCATGAGTTCCACTAGCAGTTCTTAAACAAAGAAGATGTATATCATGAGAATCCATATTAGCATCAGTACCAGGAACACCATGAGAAACATAATATGATACAAAAAAATTAGAGTTAAGTCTTTTAGTGGTTAACGTATAATCTAAAATATCATGTCCAGTTGATGTAGTTGCTGCATAACTAGATCCACTATTAGCTATATGATGTACACATTGTAATATAGAACCAGTAGGCATATTACCTGCAGTTACTGGAGTTAGTTTAGATTGTGCTATTGCTGCACTTGCATTAATATCAGCGTTTACTATATCCAATGCTGCTAGTTTAGTCTTAGCGATTGCTGCACTAGAATTAATCTGAGTATTAGTTATAGTATTATCTGTAATACTTGCAGCTGTTATTTTTGATAATGCCATTATTTACTCTCCAATGCTTTAACTTTAGCTTCTAATGTTTCTATTCTTTCCATTGCTTCTTGTAGAGCTTTAACTGATTTCATATAAAGAATACTATCTTTAACATTTTTAACATTTGACTTTACTTCTTTAACTTCACCATCTTCATTTAAAGTTCCAAACTCTGAACTATGTTTTATTTCTTGTGCTTCTGGTGGAGTTTCAAAAACTAAATTAGGACAAACTTTTTCTACATCTTGTGCAATTAAACCTAATTGTTTAAAATCTGGATTATCAAACTTTATAAAGTTTTTAAACTTTAATGCCTTTATATCTTCCCATTGCGATTTAGCATCTACTATATCAGACTTTAATCTTTCATCAGAAAATGAAGTATAAGTTCCAGTAGAATTTTTAACTGTTCCAGCAGTATATATTTTTAGTCTATTATTACCTTGTTCAACACAAGATAGAAAATAATGATCTGTATTATTTTTAGTTACATTTGGAAATTCTATGTAAACTCCATAAGGTGATGAACTATGAAGATTTTGAAAATATTGTGCTACTGAATTTCTTGTGTTTTTAAAAATTGAATATTCATTTAAAATAGAAGCTATTGTAGTAAGAGTTGCATTTTGTCCTGCATTTACGTTTGCTGAATATTGATAATGAAATACTCCAGAAGTATCCATATTAATAGCACTACCAGCACCGTTTTCTTTAGCTACCCAAGTACTTCCATTGTAATATCTATTCTTAACTATATATCCAGAACCACCATCATACTCACCATAAGATGCTTGGTCACCAATATGAATATTTTTAAAATTTGTATCTTCAGCTCCTGGTGGGGTAGTAGCTACTCCAACTCTACCAGCATAATCTATTGTCATTCTTTTACCAAGTGTATTACTAGTAGCTGATGCTTGACCACTTGTAGTATTTCCTGGAGAAACATAAAAATCTAAACTTTCAGAATGAGAATAGCTTACTTTACTACAAGCTATTTTTGCTCTTATTCCTTGACCAGTTGAACCATCATCTGAACTAAAAATAATTTGACCAACAGTAGCATTGCCGTCATATCCGTTTTCAAATTCTATATCATTAAATAAATGTAAAACAGCACCTTGATCTGATGAAGCACCAGAAATATTAGCTGTAGTTCTTGTAATTCTTAATTCAGCATCTGTAGTACCTTCAACTTGTAATTTAGCTAATGGAGTTGCAGCATTTACTCCTACTCTATTATTACCAGCATCAACAAATAACATATATGCTTGGTCATTTGATTCAACTCTAAAGTCTACATCAGCACTATCTTCATTAAATACTGCTCCACCTTTTGCTGATAAAGCTCCACTAAATGTACCAGTAGTTCCTGATACAGCACCACTAAACGTAGCAGTAGTTCCTACTAGACCACTAGTAAATGTACCAGAGGTAGCAGTTAAAGCTTGATCGGTCGGATGTGAAATACTTTGTACTGCTAGTTCATCATATATAATATAAAAGTCATCTGTTCCTGCAACACTACCTGTAGTTGTTAATGTAGTTCCATTAACTGTATAAGCAGTAGTTGGTTCTTGTCGTACATGGTTTATATAAACTGATAAATCATTTGCATGAGATACTGAATGAGTTAAAGTAAAACTTGTACCACTCTGTCCTGTAAGATCTTGTTTTTCCCTAGATGAAAATGCATCAGCTAACGGATTTCCTACGTATGGCATTTAACCCTCCTATGTACTAATTGCGTCTACAACAGATACTACTGCATCTAATGAACTTGCTGTATTTGATTTAATATATAATCTATCTCCACTTACACAAACTACTTTAGCACCACCATCTATAAGTTCTAAACTTGAACCACTTGGAATTGGTGCAGATTTTATTAAATAATAATCATTTGTATTTTTTATATATACATCTACTGTTATTGATTGTGTATGTACATTTGCTAATCGTATTCCTACAATACAATCATAACTATCAAAGTTACTACCATCAGGAATATCGACTGCAGACGTTCCTATATTTCTTTCTTTATATTGTCTAAAATTCTGTGCCATTATTTTCTCCCTATAATGCGATTGCCATTGCTACTGCAAAGCCTTGAGTTGCTACATCAGCTGAATTTACTTTAACTGCAGGTGCATTAAAAGTTTTATTTACATTCCATGCATCATCTGAATTTGTGTAAGTAAATGTTGCATCTGTATCACTTCCACAATCAACTGTAAGACCACCACCATTTGCAGCTGCTGCATTATTAGAACCTTTTGCAACTGTAATATTCTTATCAGTTACATCTACTGTTGTAGAGTTTACTGTAGTTGTTGTACCATCTACTTGTAAATTTCCTTTTACTTGAACGGTTCCTGTATTATCACCTACTGTAGCTGGATCAATAACAAATGTAGATGGACCTCTAAGTTCGCCAGCAATAGTTAAATTATCACCTAAACTTACCGCATTACCAAAAGCATTTGTAATTCTACCATCAGCTCTTGCATTAGTATAGTATAAGTTTGAACTACCCTCAGATAAATCATCAGTATCATAGGTTGATATAAATGTTACAAATGAAGAGCCATTATGTACTTTCATTACATTATTAGCAGTATCATACCATAAATCACCTTCACCTACTGTACCGCCTGTAGGAGCAGAGCTAGCTATAAAATAAGTATTAGCAAAAGTATTTACATTAGTTATATTTGTAGCAACTGTATTAACGTTTGATATTGAACCGCTAACTGTGCTAACGTGAGATATATTTGATGCTACGGTATTAACATTAGTTACTGCACCTGCAACAGTTGCAATATTTGCAATTACTCCTGTTCCATTTAAATTAGCCATGTTAGTTACATTAGTACTTGTACCAAGATTACCCATAGCGGTTACATTAGCTGAAGTTCCTAATAAACCCATGTCAGTAACTACCGCACTTGTACCTAGTAATCCCATAGCTGTAACATTAGCACTTGTGCCTAAGTGACCCATTGCTGTAACATTAGCCGATGTTCCTAGTAAATCCATATCGGTAACTACAGCACTTGTACCTAATAAGCCCATGTCTTCTACAACTGCACTAGTACCTAATAGTCCCATAGCTGTAACATTAGCACTTGTACCTAAATGACCCATGGCAGTTACATTAGCACTGGTACCTAATATTCCCATATCTGTAATAACATCTGCTACACCTAATAAACCTACTTCTGTAGCTTTACCTGCAACGGCTGTTACATCACTAGATATTCCTGCAACAGTAGTTACGTTACTAGATACCCCTGCAACGGTAGTTACATTAGAAGCTATCCCAGCTACAGTAGTTACGTTTGATGCAACACCTGCAACAGTTGCTATATTTCCTACTACGCCTGATGCGCCAAGTGTAGCCATATTAGTTACATTTGCACTTGTACCTAACAATCCCATGTCTGTAACAACATCTGATACACCTAGTAATCCCATAGCAGTTACGTTAGCTGAAGTTCCTAAATGACCCATTGCAGTTACGTTAGCTGAAGTTCCAAGATGTCCCATTGCGGTTACATTTGCAGAGGTTCCTAAAAATCCCATATCTTCAACAACTGCAGCAGTTCCAAGTAATCCCATATCTGTAACAACTGCGCTAGTACCTAATAATCCCATAGCGGTTACATTAGCCGATGTTCCTAAATGACCCATCGCTGTAACATTAGCGCTTGTGCCTAAGATGCCCATATCTGTAATAACATCGGCTACACCTAGTAATCCTATTTCAGTAGCTTTGCCAGCCACTACTCCAATATCTGTTGCATCGGCAGCAACAGCGGTTACATCACTAGATATACCTGCTACAGTCGTTACATTACCATGTATTCCAGCTACTGTTGTAACATTAGAAGCTATACCTGAAACTGTATTTATATGTCCCTGCTCTGTTGTTGTAGGCTTAATTTGAGACCAAGCTGAACCTGTATAAGACTTTATTACATTACCTGATGTATTCCAATAAAGTGCTCCTGTTAATAATGCATCTCCGTCATTATCAACACTAGGATCACTATTTTTACTTCCTAAATATCTATCATCAAAAGCATCATAGCTAGCTGCTGCACTTGCAGCTGAACTTGCAGCTGCCGTAGCTTGTTCAGTAGCTGTAGTTGCACTGGATGCTGCATTAGCGGCAGAAGTATTAGCTGCATCTACATCAGCAGCTATAGTTCCTGCTAAGGTTTCTAAAACAACGGTATCGCCTGTATTAAACAAACCACCTTTTGATTCATCTGAAGTTGAACCGGTTTTATTTTGTGTATCTGGTGATGCTGGTGTTGCCATTAGATTAACCCTCTTCCATTAAAAGTTACCTGAACATTTCCTCCAGAAGCATTACGTTGAGCATCTTCATTGTTCAATTCTAGAATTTCTTCATTAAATAATTGTTTATATTTTGCTGCTTGATCATCATCTTGTAAGTATGCAAATGCCTCAGCAAGTGCACCCATTAATAAAACTCTTTCATTCTCATCTCTTAACCAATGATATGTTTCATTACCTACATACGTATTACTATTTGTATTAGCAAAGACTAACTCTGTATTTGTTAATAGACTAGGTTGTCCTGTAGCCATTCTTACCTTTACTGTTGGACTTGTAGATACAATACTATCTATTACAGGTTGAGCTCCACTATTTAAAGTTACATTGTTTCCTGATAATGTCATACCAGCATTTAAATTACTTGCATCAGATACATTATCAATTGTAATATCTTTATTATTATTAGTAATAGATACAACTTGTGCTGTTACTTTATCTGCACCAAGTGATATTGCTTCTTCTGCTTTTGCTTGTGTTGTATAAGCAGTTTGTGTATTACCATCTACAAAATACAATCTAGTACCTGCAGCGTCTTGTGTTAAAAATCCTGCAGCATAGTTAGCAGGAACTACTGCGTACTTTGCATTTAATGCAGGTAGTCTTTTATAGTAATGTAACTCTACTCTATCTGGTGTACCTATTCCAGAACCTTTATTAAATCCAGGTGATAATAATAAAGTATTGCCAACTCTTGACCAATAAGCCATGTAATCATATTTTTCTGCGTACCAATCATTATAAGTTCTTAGATCTGTCTTCTCATTAAATACACGGCATGTTCTTCCATCTGCATCTATTTCTCTTATTTGAATAAATTCTATTAGATCTGCTGGTAAAGTTAATTCAGTTTTACTAGGAGCATATCCATTTCCAGATGTTGTTGCTGATGTTAAAGCAGTTGAAGTATAAGTTACAGTTTGTTCAAGTGCTACTACCCTAAGGTTTCTATAACACTTATCAGCAGCATATCTCATACAATCTTGTATTCTTGTATCTGATAATACTGAAGAGTCTTTATTAGACCAATCCCTTACTAATGCTGTAAAGTTTGCATAAGTTGGCATAATTATCTCCCTTAAGTATTGACAAGAAGATGAGGGTATTCCGTTTGTAATATATATCTTAACTTTTTCATTTTGTCTTTATCTTGCATAAAGCTTTGTGAGTGAAGATCTATACCATGGTCTTCATTTATTTTAATAGCCACAATATCAGGAATAGTAGCCATCTTCCTATAACCATGTTTAGTTTTCCCAAAGTGTTCTTGTTTTTCACGTTCTAATTGGGTGTGCTTTAAGTATTGATCAACATTCTGAGTAGCTTGCCATTGATTTGTATTTAAATCATAACCAGCTTTAATACCTTTGTTAGGATCTACTGTTGCACTCCCAAATCTAAATTCATTTTCTTTTGCCATCCTCAACTCCTAGCTTACGTAGCAGGTTCTGTTATTGCTGTGAATCTACCTGACTTACCAATATAACCTAATAGATCTCCAGCTGTTGCTGCAGTAAGCGATGCTTGTAAAGCTGGTGCTGGTGTACCACTTACATTTACAAGATCTAAATGTGTTAGTTTATAACCACCATTTGTTGCTGCGCCTATTCTATACACACACTTTTCAACTGGATATATATTTCCTGCATTTGTTTTTATAACGTACATAGTTCCCTCCCGTTATTTATTTATCTACATGTTAAGACGTTACCACCGCCTTTATAATAATTAGCTACTCTTAAATTAGTAGGGTTTCCTTTAGCGTCTGTGTTACCTTTAAATTTAGGTTTACTAATAGGCACTTGGATATTTGAAAGTTTTTGTTGCTGACCACCTTTAGTATTTTTAATTTTTTTCTTAGGACGGTATGCTTTACCTTCTTCATAATAACCCTTCATCCAATCAGCCATACTTATCTCCCTGTTATGACGTTACCGCCTTTCTTATAGTAGCTTGAAATCTTTCCGCCTCTATTTCTGTTTGTAGCCTTACCTCTTCCAAAATTAGCTGCATCTCTAAAGTCATCCATAACTTCTTCTCTTTTCCTAGACGATGCTATAGTTTTCTTATATGCATCTTGTACTGATTGTCCCATATATTTTTTAGATCTTTCAGAAACTGTAGCTCCTTTAGGAAGTTTTTTATATTCTACTTTTACTGGTTTTCTATTATTAAATTTATTTTTAATTTTACCAGCAACATATTTTGCACCTTTCATCCATGCCATATTTATTCTCCCAAAAAAAGGAGAGACTAATTAAAGCCTCTCCCAGTATTATTTAGCTAAGACCGTAGATTGCTCCACAACCTTTTGGATTACGTACTTCAAGAGTACATTCTTCAACCATCATACCGACAGTTGAGTCACCCTTCTGACCAACATCAACCTCTTGTAGAGGTCTTAATGTAGCTACATTAAACCACATTGGATCATAGATTAATGCACAGAAATCTGCGAGATCTGTAGCTTGGCCAAGATCTGTAGAGTTATCTGCTCTCTTAAAAGTAACTTCACTACTTAGTCCCATAATATAATTAGGAACAACCATAATGTCACCGAAGTCTGACATATAAACGTCAACAGATTGTCTTAGCTTTCCGCCTTCGTCAATATTTCTAACTACTCCAGTATCACTAACCATAAGGTCAGAGAAGTCTCTTCGTAATTTTGGTGAAAGCATTACTTTAGTAGCTTTACCACCTTCTTCATAGATGCTTTGCATAACAGAATCAATATCTGAAAGTGCAAGAGAACCTTCTGCTGGTGCAGAACTAGATGATGAACCAGATTTAATTCTACCTGTTCCATCGCCTTGAGTAGTTGCATTACCCCAACCACCTAATACTTTAGTAGTACTAGCATCGTTAATGAATGCTTGGTAACTACCTGCAGATCTTGCAGTATTACCTTGTGCACCTACGGCAGCAGATACATTCCAAGAATGAACCATATCATGTTCAATATCTCTTCGTAGTTCTGTACCACGTTTCTTAAGCTGGTATGCATATTCGTCTGCAACACCTGCTTGATCAACAGCACGTCTTGTACCAGAAACACCAATAGTCTTAGCGTTAATCTGAGTATAGTTTCCTAGTCGAGTTCTTTCAGGACCCTTCTGCGCAAACTTAGCACCAACGGCTGGAGTTTGAGCTGTACCACCTGTATAAGCAGAAGCAGCTGGCTCAAGATAATCTTGACCTTCAGCTACTCTTGAATCGCCAGGAGTATCTAGTGTGTCTGTTTGCCATTCATGATAAATAGCAGTTGCTTTAGTTTTACCAATAGATGAAGTAAAAGGTGTTTCATCTCTAGTAATCATAGTTATAAAGTTCGCTAGGTCTTCTCTCTGAGATACGTTAGCTGACGTAGCTCTAGCTGGTCCCTGAGGACCTCCAGTACCGCGAACACCAATAGTAGTTGCCATCTTATAAAACCTCCATAAGATTTACATATTAGACAGTGACCGCTCGGCATAACTTCTTAGAAAGGCATCTTGATCTGCTTTAGTCGAATTTTTACTTAAAGCTCTTTTTCTTAAGGCTTCAGCTGCATCAACTTTCTTTTGTTGTGCAGGTCTAGACTTTCGAGTAGGAATCTTTTTAGTAGGTGCTGCTTTTCTTTTAGCAGAACCTTTACTGACTCCTTGCTTTAAAATTCGATAATCATTAACAAACTTAACAATAGCAGGATCAACAATAGTATCTAATATTTGCTCATTGATTCCTTCTTTAAGTGCAAACTCACGAATATCTTTAGCAACTGTTTCATTAAATCCAGGAATTAAACTTGGAATGGTATCATTAAAAACTTTTAATTGTGCATCCCATTGTTGTTTCATTTGTTCCTGAGATTTTTGTGCAACAGCTTTTTGAAGACCTTCACGGTTTCTTCTAGCTTCCCAATATTCTTTTTGCTTTTGTTCTCGTTTGTCTTTAAGATCTCCAAGATCGTATGTATTACCATCTTTTCGAGCTTCATCAAT